AAGGAACCGAAACCAGGAAAGTATGATTGGGTTGTCTCTTTTGACCTTAACAGTCTTTATCCTCATCTCATCATGCAGTATAATATTTCGCCAGAAACCCTCTGTGAAGCAAGGCATCCAACCGCTACAGTTGCTGGACTCCTCCAGAAGGAGATAGAGATTGATGGTGACTATGCTGTGTGTGCTAATGGAGCACAGTATAGAAAAGATGTTCGTGGGTTCCTACCAGAACTTATGGAGAAGATGTACAGTGATCGTGTCATCTTTAAAAAGAGAATGATTCAGGCAAAGAAGGACTATGAAAAGAAACCAAGTAAAGTACTTACCAAAGAAATTGCGAGATGCAACAATATCCAGATGGCGAAGAAGATATCTCTTAACAGTGCTTATGGTGCTATTGGCAATCAGTACTTTCGATATTACAAACTGGCTAATGCTGAAGCCATTACCTTGAGTGGGCAAGTATCCATTCGTTGGATAGAAAACAAAATGAATCAAAAGATCAATAAGATCTTAAAAACGGAGAATGTTGATTATGTTATTGCTTCTGATACCGATTCCATTTATCTTAACTTGGGTCCTTTGGTTGAAACTGTATACGAGGGCAGAGAGAAAACTAATGAAGGCGTTGTCACGTTCCTTAATAAGGTCTGTGAAATGGAATTCGAACCTTTTATTGAAAGTTCTTACCAAGAACTGGCGACCTATGTAAATGCATATGATCAGAAGATGGTCATGGCACGGGAAAATATTGCTGATCGTGGTATATGGACTGCCAAGAAAAGATATATCCTGAATGTATGGGATAGTGAGGGTGTTCGATATGAAGAACCCAAACTAAAGATGATGGGTATTGAGGCAGTTAAATCATCCACACCTGCACCATGTAGGGCAATGATTAAAGATGCACTCAAACTCATGATGAATGCTACTGAAGAAGATGTTCAGAAGTATATTGAGGAATGTAGAACCAAGTTTAGAAAACTTCCACCAGAAGAAATATCATTTCCACGTTCCGCATCTAATGTAGAAAAGTATAAAGCACATGCTACAATATATGCAAAAGGAACTCCTATACATATACGTGGTGCCTTATTGTATAACCACTATGTTAAACAACATAAGTTAGATAATAAGTACTCTCTCATTCAAAATGGGGAAAAAGTTAAGTTCTGCTATCTGAAGAAACCAAATATTATTCATGAGAATATTATTTCTTTTATTCAGGACTTTCCCACAGAATTAGGTCTTGACAAGTATGTTGATTATGACCTACAATTTGAGAAGTCTTTCGTAGAACCACTCAAGATTATTCTTGATGCGATTGGATGGAATGTAGAGAAAACTGTAAACCTAGAAATGTTTTTCACCTAATGGATCTACCTATTAACGATAAAGATTTAGCAACAATTATCAATGCACTTTCTCTTGGTGGGGATACAAGACTTTATCATCTTTTAAAGGAAGTGAAACAGGTTAGAGAACTTGAAAAGGAGGGGGGTGTTACTGCATGACGACATCTTTAGAAGAAAAAATTAAAACTGCTGAAGAGCGAATTAAGGAACTTGAACTTTTAATTAGTTATTGGAAAAAACAAAATGGACTTTCTTAAAGAAATAGTAAAGGAGATAGGGGATGACTTCACCCAACTCGCAAGAGACATCGACGGAGAAGAACAATACATTGACACGGGTTCGTACATTTTTAACGGACTCGTTTCAGGTAGTATATTTGGTGGTGTATCTAGCAACAAGATTACTGCAATTGCTGGTGAAAGTTCTACTGGAAAAACTTTCTTCTCCCTCGCAGTTGTCAAGAATTTTTTGGATAGTAATCCTGATGGTTACTGTCTCTATTTCGATACTGAAGCTGCCGTCAACAAACCACTCCTTGAGTCTAGAGGAATTGATCTCCAAAGGCTCGTTGTTGTCAATGTGGTAACGATTGAGGAATTCCGTACCAAGGCATTAAAGGCAGTTGATATATATTTAAAGACCAACACAGAAGATCGCAAACCCTGCATGTTCGTGTTAGACTCTTTGGGAATGCTTTCTACCGAAAAAGAGATCAGAGACGCACTTGATGACAAGCAAGTTCGTGACATGACTAAATCTCAATTAGTGAAGGGTGCATTCCGAATGTTAACTCTCAAACTCGGTCAAGCAAATGTCCCCCTCATTGTCACAAACCATACGTATGATGTCATCGGAGCTTACGTCCCAACGAAAGAAATGGGCGGGGGTTCTGGACTCAAGTATGCAGCGAGTACAATCATATATCTCGGCAAGAAAAAAGAAAAAGATGGAAAAGAAGTCATCGGAAACATTATCAAAGCAAAGACTCACAAATCACGTTTAAGTAAAGAGAATAAGCAAGTTGAGATACGTCTATTCTATGATGAACGTGGTCTTGACAGATACTATGGTCTTCTAGAACTAGGAGAACTTGGTGGTCTGTGGAAGAATGTTGCTGGTCGTTATGAGATGAATGGTAAGAAGATATATGCTAAACAGATACTTGCTAATCCAGAAGAGTACTTTACTGATGATGTGATGCAAGCATTAGATGAGATCGCACGGAAGGAATTTAGTTATGGGTCATGAACAATATAAAGGTATTAAAAACTGGAATAGATGTAACTAAAATCAAAGAACAATTAGATCAGTATCCTGATGATTGGTATATCCAACGTAAGGGTGCTGATACTTTATTGGAACGTGGTTATGCTGATATTGAAGTGGGTAATCTTCAGTTGATAATGGGAGCAGTTGTAAAGAAAGAAGATTTTGTAGGAGATTCTGAATTAAGTAGACCTACTCCTGCATATGAAAGACATACGGAAGTTGTAAAACTAATAAAGAAAGAGATACCTAATAGAGAAATTCATAGATGTGGATTCCTTTCACTTCCTATTGATGGATATGTTGGTGCTCATATTGATGAGGGAACCTATTATCATACAAGAGATAGATATCATCTTTCTATTGCAGGACAGTATCAATACTTCGTAGGAGGTGAGAAATATATAGTTGACGCAGGGACACTTTTCTGGTTTAATAATAAGATGCCACACGGTGCTGTGAATCTTGGTGAAGAGACCAGGATAACTTTTGTATTTGATATGCCACATGGATAAAGTCGAAATACTTATATTAAAGAATCTCCTTTATAATGAGGAGTATCTTCGCAAGGTAATTCCTTTTATAAAGAATGATTATTTTGAGGACATAAATCAGAAGATTATATTTGAGGAGATATTAAATTTTGCAGAGGAGTATAATCAACCTGCGACAAAGGAAATATTATGTATTGAGGTAGAGAAGAGAAGTGATATTAATGATACATCTTTTACTGAAATAACAAAGATAATAAGTTACTTGGAGGATGAAGTATCAGATCTTGAATGGATCATTGATACTACAGAGAAGTGGTGTCGAGATCGTGCTATATATTTGGCATTGATGGAATCGATACAGTTAGCAGATGGAAAGGATGACGCTAAAGGAAGGGATGCTATTCCTACTATTCTCTCTGATGCTTTGGCTGTGTCTTTCGATAATCATGTAGGACATGACTACTTACAAGACTATGAAGAAAGGTATGAATCGTACCACAGGAAAGAAGATAAGATCCCGTTCGACCTCGAATACTTTGATAAGATTACGAAAGGAGGTCTTCCGAATAAAACTCTCAACATTGCTCTTGCTGGCACAGGGGTTGGAAAGTCTTTATTTATGTGCCACCTGGCTAGCAGTGTCCTCCTCCAAGGAAAGAACGTCCTCTACATCACTCTCGAAATGGCAGAGGAAAAGATTGCGGAGAGGATCGATGCTAATTTACTTAATGTCAATATTCAGGATATAACAGATCTTCCTAAAACTATGTTCGATAGTAAGGTAAATGATCTTGCTAAAAAGACTCAAGGCACTCTTATTATTAAAGAGTATCCTACTGCCTCTGCACATTCAGGACATTTCAAAGGACTTCTTCAAGAGTTGGCATTGAAAAAATCATTCAAACCTGATATGATATTCATAGACTATCTTAATATCTGTGCATCATCAAGATACAAAGCAGGAAGTAACGTCAATTCATACTCCTACATCAAAGCAATCGCAGAAGAACTACGGGGTCTCGCAGTTGAGGCGAACCTTCCGATTGTATCTGCCACTCAAACTACTCGTAGCGG